AGATGGAAGCGTTTCACAACAACTTGGACATTAAACATAAATATCTTGAGCGAGTGCGGGCGCACCGAAAGGCCGATAACTTGATTCAAGGTATCGGTTGGGCGAACGGAAGGGGTTGCGCGGTCGGCTGCACACTGGAAGCCTACGATCACTCACTATATCCACTCGAGTTGGGTATTCCCGAATGGCTTGCAAGGCTTGAAGATGCGATATTCGAAAAAATACCGAACGATAAAGCCATGTTGTGGCCTGAACGTTTTCTCGCCGCAATAAACCCGGGAGCTGATCTCGAAAAGGTTAAGATGCCTTTCATTGTTCACGTTTTGAATCAGACAATCGCATCCATGGATGCGTGTGTATTCGATCGAGATAAAAACCCGGACGTTGTTAAGGTCATCGAGGGATCTAGGGCTGCTGTGGTCGAGATGATTCGTTGCCATAGAGATGGCCTAGATTTGGCAGCAGCCAAGTCTGCTGCTGAGTCCGCTGCGTCTGCTGCGTCTGCTGCGTGGTCTGCGTCTGCTGCGTCTGCTGCGTGGTCTGCCAAGTCTGCTGCTGCGCGGTCTGCCAAGTCCGCTGCTGAGTCTGCTGCGTTTGCTGCTGCGCGGTCTGCTGAGTCCACTGCGTGGTCTGCTGCGCGGTCTGCTGAGTCCGCTGCGTGGTCTGCTGCTGCGTTTGCTGCTGCGCGGTCTGCTGAGTCCACTGCGTTTGCTGCTGCGCGGTCTGCTGTGTCCGCTGCGTGGTCTGATGCTGCGTTTGCTGCGCGGTCTGCTGCTGAGTCTGCTGTGTGGTCTGCTGAGTCCACTGCGTGGTCCGCTGCATCTGCTGCTGCTTATAAGAATTACGCCGATAATCTCATTGCACTCCTGGAGGAATGCAGATGATTTGTGACGATGCACTAGCCGAATACAAGACAGAATGAAACCAATTAAAGAAGTTGATATTAAATATATATCAAGATACCTGGCTGAATTTTTTAAACTCGAACCGCAAAAAATAGCGCTTTGGATTCTCTTACCTAACCCATCCTTCGGCGGCAAGTCTTGTGCTGAAATGTTTGCACTAGGTCGAGGACACAAAGTCGAGTCATGGATGAAACTGACAGCAATCGAAAACGAATTTATTGTACCGACGGGCCCTGAAATGATGGCCCGCTCACTAACCGCATGGAAGGAATCAAAATGAAAAGTGAATACCTACAAAAATTTAACGGAGTCCAAAATCTTAAGGGAGTTCGGTTTGGCGGGAAGAGCGTATTAAAAGTAAGAAGCTGGTTGAGGCATGGGTTCAACATGCACGAAGGTGAGGTTTAGTTCAATTATTTATATCCAATTATATTTAATAAGACCTGTAAGTTTAATAATTAAATCAGATCTTGGGTTTTGTGTTTCATTAACCACTTGATTTAAATAGACTAAAAACAATGGCCCAAGTTTTAATACTTATATTATATCTCATATGTGCAGGTAAATTTAATAATTACTTACATGTATGGAATAAAAAAGCAGGAAGAAACAAAATGAAAAAAGTAAAAAAACCAATTAAAAAAAAAGACGCGATGGTGTTTATACGCGCCAACAAGGGGCTTCTGTGTCTGTTTAAGGTTTCTTATAACTCCATCGAGTCGTGGGAGAAATAAGATGGCTTACACAAATATGTATATCCCTAATTTCAATGGCAGCGATCATCTTCAACGAGAGAAAATAATTCTCCTAGAGATTCGACTTGAGAAAGCTATTGAACAGAGAGAGCACTTGAACAGTATGTTCGAGAATATCTTCAGAGCGATTAAAAAATACGGCCATGTGGATTTAACAAGTGAGTATGGCGACAAGATAACGCTTGTTGCAAGGGCAAAGGAAACAGAATGACCTACTATCACATCAAATACGGCAACCGACTCTACTTAGCTGTTGAGGATATACATAATGTATTATGGACAAATGACATGAATAAAGCGATCACTTTTCTGAACCTTGATGACGCCAGCGAAGTGCTAGACCAAATAAAAAAAGACACAGGACTCTATGAAGCCAGCATCGTGATGAACAACGACCTACTTACAAGCGACGATTTCAAAGAGTTATGTATTCAAGAATGGTCCAAGCACAAGACCATTAGCGTTATTGCTAGAATCGCTTCCCGTTATTACAGCACGCCTATAAAGGCTACTGCCATACGCAAGGTACTAACCTCGTGCGGCATCGTACTTCCTCCAATTAAAAGAGTCGCATCTATATACGATACGCAGTTAGGTCGTTAAAATATTCCTATACTGGGGGGCATCGGGGATGCATCCCAACACCTAGGGGGAAGCAAAGCATGGCCAATTATTTGGATTTTAAGCTAGCGACAAGGGGGCATGGGGTTGTCGAGTTACTTACCAAAAAAGAGCTTGTCGTCCTTGCTATCCCAGACACTCATTTCCCATGTCATCATCCGGACACATTCCGATTCCTGAAAGAAATCCGCAACGAGTTCAAGCCCGATGTGGTTGTTCACCTGGGCGATGAGTGCGACTTTGAGTCGCTATCTGTTCACGGTAAGAACCCAGATATGCCAGGAGCTATGGACGAGTACCATGCGGCACTCGAAGCACTTGGCGAGCTTTATAAAATCTTCCCCGATGTTTTGGTTTGCAGAAGCAACCACACAGAAAGACCGTTCCGCATAGCATACGCTTCTGGGCTGCCTTCTGAGATGATACGCAGTTATCGGGAGCTTCTTAGGGCACCAGCTGGTTGGTCATGGCATGAGCGCATTATCATCAACGACTGTTTGTATATTCACGGAGACGCTGCTTCTGGTCCTAGTGGAACTCGAAAGCTTGTGAGCGACAATCGCATGAGCGTGTGTCATGGACATTTCCATGGGAACGGCGGCGTTCAATACAGCGCCTCTCCGTTCAATCAGGTCTTCGGTATGAACGCAGGATGTCTTGTGGACATTGCTTCCTTGGCTTTCAGGTACGGGAACAAATACGGAAACAAAGGCACGCTTGGCTGTGGAATTATTCGAGGAGGCAGGGAGGCGCATTTCATCCCTATGCGATAACAATGCTCACATTTAAAAAGCCAAATCAAATAAAGGTTAAACAATTAAATAAAAAATATGGATCAAGCTTTGTAGCTGGCAGACGCCGTTATAAAATCGTTTGGTGCGAGTGGTTGAAATGGTCTGATCGTGGGCTGTTAGGTCTCTGTGATTCGGATAACTGTAAGATATATGTGACACTCTCTGAGATTAAACAAACACTTGCCCACGAGCTGATGCACGCTGAGATATATGAAATCGGGATGCGTCAAATGCCGAGTTGGAATCAAGACCTAGAGGAGCTAGTTTGTGAATGTGCTTCAAGAATGTTTTCACAATTCTATATCGGTCGTGGATGATGCAATGTGTGCCCAAACTTTCAACGCTTGGCTAGATGCTCAAGATGAGCTTGATGTGGTCATGACTAGCAGTGAGAAGTTTTATATAATCCTACTATCAGATCATACACTGATCGCTAGTGAATTACTCTGGGACTTGTTGACAATCGCTAAAACGAATTAGAGACTAGCGCCATGCGTATCCTATATGTTACACCGAACCCATCCGATCCACTCGCTTTCTATCGTGGCTCAGTTCCACTCTCTCGCATGCGTAAGTCACACGGCATTGATTTCAGCTATGCCGATTCTGTCGGATGGAATCATATAGTTGATCATGACATTATATTCTTTCAACGACCCTTCACCCCACAGCATCTTCAAGTGATGCGCATGGCGAAGGATTGGGGTAAGAAGATCGTTGTTGATTACGACGATTGGCTCCATGATTTAATGCAGGATAACCCTGCTTATTTTTTATACGAGCGCTCTAAGGCGTTCGTGTCAGAGGCCGAGTCGTTGGCCGATGTGATAATGGTAGCTACTGAAAAGATGCAAGAGCTATACTCAGCGCGTGGCATTAAAAGCGTTGTAGTACCTAACGCCTACGACACCGAGCTATTCACTCCATGCGATGTAAGCGATAGATCTAAGATTGTTCTATGGAGAGGGAGCAACTCGCACCTAATGGATAACTTCTCGGTGCGCTCTGGATGGCTTGAGCTTATCAAGCAGCATACTGATTGGCAGTTCGTGTTTATGAACGTACCGCCTTGGTGGCTATTCGCTGACTTCGAGAACACGCACATCGTAGAGGGTAAGGACATAATCCAGTACATTAAAAGCCTAGAGGAAACAAAGCCCGCTATCATGACTCATCCTCTTGTGGATTCAGACTTCAACCGAAGTAAGTCTATGTGCTCTTGGATCGAGGCAAGTCATGCTGGCGCTGCGTTTGTCGGTCCTGATTTTAAAGAATATCAGCGCGAAGGAATCACTAACTATAAGGCTAACGATAGCGAGTCTTTCTTTAACGCGATTGATGGCTTGATTAAGAACCCTGAGATGATTATCGAGAACGCAAAAAAAGGCCAGAAGATTATCACTTCCAGCCTTTCATTAACCGAGATCAATAAGATCCGTTATGAATTATTTCACTCGCTCATGTAAAAAATAGCAAGGGCACCGGCACCGCCAGCGCTTCCATCGGTGCCACCACCAGTAAGACCGGAGCCACCAGCGCCAGCGCTTCCGATAACGAAAGCGTAACTAGTTGTTGGGGTAACGCTATAGAGCCTGTAGCCTACTTGACCAGCAGCACCACCAGCACCACCGTTAATGCCGCCACCTGTTCCACCGGTTCCACCGCGTCCGTATGATGTGCCACCGAAGCGCAATGGTGAAGGAGCCGCTACTCCTTGTGATCCGCTTCCTGTTCCCGAATTCTGGCCGCCACTTGCGCCACCGTATCCGCGAGAGATGAGAGTGCTAGAATCTATCTCGCCGCGCTCACCACCACCGCCTCCGCCGGCAACTGTTAAAGAGTTGAACGTGGTAGATGTTCCATCTGAGCCTGGATCACCTGGGCCGCCTGAGTCGCCGCCCTCGCCTCCACCACCGCCGCCACCAACTGCGATTACGAGAATCGAGTATACGTTAGCAGGACATACCCAGTTACTTGATGTGGTTTTAATCTCGAATCCGAAAGGCCTGTCGATGAGTCCATTGATCGAAGCGCCGAGCTTAGTGAATAGTGCCTCACTTGTGGGCTTCGTTTGCGCCACTTCAATGTCATTTACCTTTTCCAAATCATTTGCAATATTAGCCATGTCATCCTCCTAGATCATCACATATGGCGGGTTGCCATCGCTGAAGTTAGCACTGCCAGCGGTTACATGAGTGAACAATAGTTTAATCTGATTCGTTGCTTGAGCATAGTCCGAGAACTCCATAAGCATACCAGCCGATGGAGTGAACCCTAGTGAAGTTTTAACCGTTACAGTGTTACCAGAAAAGTTATCGATTTGAGCCGTAGCACTTACCGAGAAGCTAGAGTTATGAACACGAACATAGCACTCACCGTAAGGCGTCCACTTATTAAACTCGTCGCTGCCATATATCGAAGCAAAGGAGGTTTCGATAACAAACGAAGTGTTAGAAAGACCTGTTTTAATATACGAAGCTGGGCTGATAAGTCCGAAGCGATCCGCGCCAGTGAAGTTAGTATTCGTCAGGCCTAGCGTGATGCGTCCTGTAAGTAGATCGAAGCCTTTAGATATGACCTCATAAAGCTTTGCCTCTGTTGTTGTCGATGCATTATCGAAGTCGGATATCTTTAAGCTGATACCGTCGACCACAACAAGATCGGCCACTTCGATACTATAACCACCCTCAAGAGTTACCTGCACGCCGTTTATGTAATCCGCTGCAAAGGCGTAGCGGCTAAGGCGTCGATTCGCTGCACTGTTAGCCACCGACTCAGAACGTAAACCAATAGCCTCGATAATAAGCGCTCTATTGCCTACTGGAATCTGAGTCTTGCTTGTGGCGTTTTGATAGATAGAGCCTTCTTGGAACTCATCGGTCAAAGCTTCCTGCTTGTACTTGTAGATGATCGTGTTGTAGAAGTTGCGTCCTAGAGATCGCTTCTTAGTTATCTTGTCGGCATTAATCACGTTGCTCGTGGATAGCGTTTTAATGTCGTCAGTCGGTAAAGGTCCAACGGTGTAGGCCATTGAAGAGCGTGCTTTGCGTGGCACCGAGTAACAAGCATATGGCCTGTATAGGTTCTTAGATATGAAATCCTTACCTGATTCTATAGTGTCCTTCACATAACCGTCGAACGTAGCAGAGGAAAGAAACAAATCGCGAAGGCGCTCGTGTTCTTCCACGTCCACCTCATCGGGACTCATTTTAAGGCCAGCTCCGAAGGTGTCGTACTTAGATCTAAACGATACGGTTGCGGGAGTGTTAAGCTCGTTACCGAATCCGATGTCTGGATACTCGGCACCGACTAATAAAACGTATGAGCCGAAACCAGTAACAACAATCTCGGCGATCTGTCCCGTCTGATTGTTGTCCACGTCAGATGCGCCAACGGTTGTATAGTAGTCGCCAGCAGTTAGGCCATACTCTTCCGCGATATTAACCCCATAGAAGAACATACTTTTGGGCACAATCTCGGAATCGGATATGTAATTAAAATGTGTGACCTCAACGCCTGTCTTGAAATTGCCATTCCATCCCGAGAGCATGAGCTTCAACGCGATGTCTATAGTGTTGCCGGTGAAGTGGTAGAATGATTTGGTTGAGTCACCTGATGAATGAGTGGCGGCCACTGTGCCTAATGCTCCACGAGTACAGCCTGTGATATCGTTGCCGCTGATTCCTGTGAAGCGTATGATCTCATCGTTGACTTGAATGTGTGTAACAAGGCTACCATCCGTTAATGCGTCTGGGCCTACTATCGTAGCTATAAGATTGTCAGTGCTGGCTAGTGTGATAGTCGTTTCGGATATATCAACAGCCTCATCTAGCGTTGACTCTGCAGATGTGTATATAGTTTGTCGCTTCTTTTGATCGGGGTGCGATATTGTAAACGCCACAGTCCCAGAGCCTAAAGCGATGTCGTCTACGATCCCGCGAAAAATAGTTATGTAATCGTCTGGGTAAACCGTATCGGTTGAGTCTGGTGATAATAGCACCTGACACTTGCGACCGAGAAACTCATTTGCAGCTAGTAGAGATAAAACCGAAAGAGCTTTGTCATCTACGAGAACAATTTGAAAAGAAGTAACGGATTCTCCAATAGCTAAGTCAGGGCTTAGTCGATAGTCGATCTTAGTAGTTGTTGCACCTGCTTGAGAGGAGAACGTGATGGCCGTAATCTGTGAAGGCACTGCCACCCTTTCACCGATCTTCCACGTCCCATCAATCAAAAGGCCAGCATCTCCAATTTTAATCTGACGAAACGCCGTAGCTGATCCGAAGATCTCTGTGATCCCATCAAACTTGATAGCAAGCGATGGCTCTTTCTTGATCTTCTTTAATGATTGGCGTGTGGCCGTGGTTAGGGTGACTGACATTACTTACCCTTCGTCGCAGCATCTAAAAGCTTTTGATAGTCGGCGGCTGTTACTGATAGCATCTTACTTGCTTGAGCAGCACAGACAGAGACAATTTGGAAACGTCCGTCATCTAAACGACGAAAGAAACCTACTTGATGAAGAGCAGCACCTGGATAGCAAAGCTCAGCAGGAATCACATGAAAGTTGTTAACCCAAGTAGCGGCCTCAATCTGCTTACGTGTGACGCAGCTACTTATGAGGATCAACGCCAGGAAGGCCATCAACAATTTGAGAGTCTGGGATTTCAACGGGCTTACCTGCATTTGGATTTCCTATCGCTTCCTCAATGCCTCGTTGATCTTTTTGATTTACGGCATTGTATATCCCTAGTCTGATTTCCTCAGCTAGGTTTGCTCGATCTTTTTCAATGTACATCAAAAGGAGCCGATCCCATACTGACTTGAGCACAGGAACGGCTTTGAAAATGGCCAATAACAAAGAAAGTATTGTGCCGATTGCCATATATTAACCGATTGAGATTTTGTCTTTAGTGATTAGACGAAGGATGGTGTTAATGAAAACCCAACCGCCGCCGATCTCAGCAAAGTATGTCTTGATGAATACGCCAACGCTAGGCATGAAAACGCCAGCGATGAGGCCAACGCCACCAAGGACTTGAACAAGAACGGTTTTGGAAAGATACCAAGGTTTTTCTGGGACTATGATTTCACTCATGATTAGGTCTCCTATTTAGATAGTATTTTATATGTTAAAACCGAAGAAACCAAGGCCCTCGTAAATTGAGCGCGGTTTATTTTAAAGCGCTGGCAGTCTCGCGCGTTCGATCCGAAGAATGGCTCAATCAAACATGAGGGAATTTTGACGCTGTGCAGGTTCCGATAGCCACGATCACCTTGATCCATAAGTTTGACGCCACGATCTTTAGGCTTGCTCCATGGGTTCGTATCTTTACGGAACTCGGAGTAGTTGGGATTGGCCTCTGTGAGGCTCTTTAGGATGCCGTTATGAATGGTCTGTGCAAAGAGCTTCGAGTCCACCGGATCGGCATCATAAAGAGTTTCGCAGCCGCTAGGAGTAATGTCTGTAATCGTGATGTATTCGGGTTGATTATTGTGGCCGAACTGAGGGTTCTTTATCTTTTTCCCAGCAGAATTGAAGTGAAGCTCGATAGCTAAATCAGCCCATTCGTTGACCATTTCGCCTACCTTTTCGATAGAGATACCGTCACGAGTAATAACCTTGGCGTCTAGCCCTGTGTCTCGAAACTCCATGCAAGCCTCAAGAGCCACTTCTTTCCATAGCGTATATTCATGTGTTTGGAGGGATGCGCTGTAGGCACCTTTAGAAGCTTCGGAATGACCCACGATAAGAGCCACCTTGATCATCGTTTTCGCTCTTCCAGAATGCTTCTAATCACTGCGGTATCAGCTTTGATTAACTCAATGGCGTCACGGTTCTTTTCCTGACGAATCTCAACGACGACCATTCGATCTTTTAAAGATCCCAAATCATGATCCTGAAGACGCGCCCACGTCATAATTGAGGCTGCCCCTAGGACTAGACCTATGAGAAATTTGAATCCCCATTCAATTATATTAAGCGTCATCCCATAACCTCTTGAACAGTATACTTCTTCCGTACCAGCCTTTAAACTTTGTCCCCAATTTAATTTCTGCAACCGTCAGAAAAGCCCTGTCGTAACCTAACCCATCTAAGAAGAGAATCTTGATGCGGTTCATGTTGAAGATGTTGGTCTGAACGTTTAGCCGCATAGCGAAATTCTCAAGCCAACTTATCTTACGACCAGCGGCTAGCTTCATAAACGCTCTGTATTCGGGACGCCAAGGAGTGAACCACTCACTATCAAGCCAATATCCCTTCTCGTTCTTTCCAGTCAGCCAAAGGCCAAATATAAGGCCCTCGTCCAAAATCTCTCTAGCCGTTTCACCGTTATCGAAAAGCATGGACAAGGCCGCAAGACCCAACCACTCATCATGGCTCGTTGTAATGTCCTGTTCACCGTATTTAATTAAATGAATCGGCTTGCGCTTGAAGATGCCCCTGCGAAGTCTGCGCTCATCCCTCATTCGTTCCCAAGTAGGAGCGAGTCGATCATAGGCTAGGCCAGCTTTCTTCAACTCCAAAGCCGCAGAAGACAGGACTAGAAAAGGATTCTGCTTCCCATAATCTGGATCTTCAAACGCTGTGATGAAGTCGTCTACGATCATTTTAGATAGGCCTCGAATGTTCCCTTTGGGGAGCTTTTAACAAATGGGAATTTAAATACTTTATACGAAGAGCCGATAAACACGTCGATGTGATTGCCTTTAATAGCGCCGCCTACATCATCAACTCGAAACCAGCCATCATGTAAACTTCCGTCTGGAAGCTTCACACCTTTAGCTGATGGGATATAGATTCGTGTTCCGAATGGATAGATGGTTTGGTCGGCTGCGATTGATACGAAAGGCTCTAGTGCATTGTTCCTGTTGCCAATGCCATATTCATGTTTGGATTTCTGCCAAAGAGATTTCTCAGCACTTGGCCCCCACTTGGAAGAATAGAAAGCGCAGCTAGTCCAAGACGTAGTTCCGCGACCCACCCAATCATAATTCTGACCATTGATGTTACAGGTTCCTTCAATGGCGCAAGCGCAGAAATCAGCCTTGGCGATGGTGGGAGAAATGGCCTTGCCTTGTTTGTCTCGAAGCGCGACACCTGCAGTTATCGAGTTAGCACTTTGCACATAGTAATGCGTTGCCCATAATTCGATACGCTTACCCACGACTACTGAATCAACTGGCTTGCTTGGTGTTGGCGTTTGACAGCCGAAAAGGCCGAGGGTGATTAGGCAGACTAGATTGATCCACATCACTTGGGTCCTCGAATTGTGATAAAGGCGTCATAGTCAGCGTTGGGTCCATACACTGTGCAAGATGTTGCGCTTGAACATACGCAACCCATTGCTTGAACTGTCGCGCTTTTCACGGTTACACTACAAGACCAAGGTTGAGCTGAGAATCCTCCCGACTCCACAGTGATTCCGCAAGATGTTGTCGATCTATTCCCAGCAGTTAATCCTGATCCACCACGGTTAAAGGTGCTAGATGCATCACAGTTTAGCTCGCCTGAGTAAACCTTTTCGATGCCAGTAAAACCGCTGAAAACACTCGAAGGAATAAACGGTGCTGGCATGGCTTGGGTGAGTGGAGTTAGGAGGAATGTTAGGTCGGAGCTGGGACCTGCATCAATAAAGCAAGTTCCGTTTCCACTTGTTCGTTCTGCCCTGATTTCAAACTGCACGTTAGTTTTATTTGATGAGTAAGTGAAAACACCTGCTACTGAAGCTGGGGATGACCCCGTGTTTAATTGTGTACCAGATCCAACCTTGCCTCCGCTAGTTGTCCCATCCCATATCTCATAAGTGCAAGTCTGAGACCCTGAACTTGATTGTGATCCATAGATTCTACTAAAGGCATCGACCCTGTATCTACCAGCTCTTAGAGAAGGTGCGATAAAGGCAGGGATTTTAGTTGCGGGAGCTGTTGCGTTTCCACTAACGGTAGGCACAGTGCAATCTGCGTCTACTCCGAAAGCTGCCATGGTAGCACTCGTTGTGCTCCAAGCACATGATGTTGTAGCCGCGCTAAAGGCAATGCCGCCTAAGTCTGTTGTGTCACCGCGTACTGTGATTTGAGAGGAGGAAGGGAAGTAGGTGATGTTGAACTCAAGAGGATTCACATCTGTGATAATTGATGTGGTGGGGCTGGCCGCTGTCCCTGCACCCCTTAACTCGTACAGCGTATCCGTTGAGCTTGCTGTGTGCGCAATGGAGAATACAAGATTTCCATGGTCAAAATTGGCAGAAGTGGCGCTGCCGATAGATCCGCCGAAATATTGGATGTTATTATGAACACTGTTGCCGAATAGAGAGATAATAGACCTACCAGAAGTTGCAGCTCGATTAGTTCTAAATGCTCCTGTCGCTGTAACTGCATAGGTTCCCGATGGGCTTCCTGCTGGGATATTAAATCCAGGCAATTTAGTGGCTGGAGCTGTTACCCTTCCCGTGAGTGTTGGTGTTGGGCAATCTGAGTCCACAGGAAAAGCTGCGGGGGTCGTGGTTGACTCTGTTGTGTTAGACCACTCGCAGCTTGCCGTTGCTGCGTAAGTTGCCGATCCGAAATCATAAGCCTGAGCAGTCGTCCCCAAGCTCAACACCCTTCCAAGATAAATCCCATCGACCTTAATAGATGCTGCGTTACCTGTGGATGCGATAACGAAAGCGGGATCGTCTGTTGTGCTTGCTCCACATGGAAAGATTAATGAGTAAGGCTGTGAGTTAGTGCCTGAGTTAATACCAGTGATAACATCGCTTACCGTATTACCAGCTAGCGTTGCGTACATAGTGTAAAGAGAAGCATCTCCAATGATGTTAGCTTGCCACTCGCAGCTCTGACCTAATAGCCCACCCTGCAAATCAGACGCTTGAAAAACTGCTAGCTGTGAAGTTGCTGTAGCGTCGATAACGAAAGAAGCGTCCCCTATCATAGGAGAGCTTGTGGATCGTGTGACGATAGCAGAAGCATCCGTTACGTTGAGCGTGTTCTTCTCAGCTCCCGAGTTGAGGATATAGTTTCTAGGTGCGTTGGCGTTTAGATGTTGTTGAGCATCGCTTGTGCGTAATGAGCCAGCCGACACCGCTCCCGCAAATAGTAATAGTAAATATTTCATGATCTTGAAATCTCCCTGATCCCGCTGGCCGCTGTACTGTATGCGTATCTGATGCTATTCCATTGCCCACCAGACCAATTACCATTTTGGTATTTAACCGCTGTTGCATTGTATGCAATGCTAACGGTGTTCGTATCACTTGATGAAACCACTTCGATCTCCTCGCCACCTGTTAAAGCAGACACGTTAAAAGAAGTGACCGAGAAAGCAGCCGAGGCAGTTGATCGCCATGATTGCCTAGCATCGGTTGTGCAGGTAATGGTCGCGCTGCTGAAAGTGTTCTGAGTCATTAACCCGCCACCAGCACCGCCTCCACCACCGCCTATCATGTGAAAATATCCAGAAGCAGAGGACTGATCCTTGATAAAGATAGCCGCCGCGTTTACTGCGATAGAAGTGTCTCCACCTGTGCCGGTTAGAATCTTATGGCCAACGCTTGCGCTTCCAGAGTTGTTAACCACGACGATAGGAGATGCTGATTTATTAAGCGCGATAATGAAGTTAGAGCTTTCAAGTCTAGGAGAGAAACCAGCTACACCGCTAGCCGCAGTGAATTGCTGCAACGTTGATTGTGATGTGCTAACGAAAACTCCACTTGATGCAATGGTCTCATGGCGAAAACCTAAGAAGCCTCGTATGTCGATAGCAGCGTCAGGGGACTCTAGGCCGCCCATGTTCAGTCCTAGATATCCACTAGCCGAATCAAAATACAGCTTTCCAGATTGCTCCACCTTGCCGAAAAGAACTTGCCCAGAGTTTAGAGACTCGTTATCAAAGCTAGAAAAGGTCAATGGAAAGCGTTGAGATATAGCATCAACACGATCAAATAAATCATTAGCAGATGCGCCGACCGCGCTAGTCGTCCAAGTCGGGGACGCCGATGCTGCCTGATTCGTAGCCTTTCCCATGAAGCTAGCTATAGAGTTAAGCTCTCGCTGAATGTTTGATACAGTAGCTCCCGACTCGGTAGCAGTGTTAGCTAAGCTAAGCTGACCAGCCATTGAGCTGTTAGTCGTTTTAGAAACAAAGGCGTTATTAAACACCGTTGACGTTGCGTCGTTGCCGTTTGATACGCTCATATCACCACCCTAAACGTTAAAGTACCTGACTCAAAATATTGAGGAAGGTTAAGATCATATAGTTCTTTTATCTTATATCCCACGCCATCTTTATTCTGGGGAGTCGATTCAAGTATCATCTTCTCGAAAGTGTTTGGCGCGTCTTTGTCTGCGATGAATTCCAAAGGTCCCTTGGTTATAGCGTAGTCCATGAACTCAATGAAGTTAGCTACACCGTTGGCGTTGTTCGTTATCGGACCCACACTCGGCTGGGCAATGTTAGTTATGTATTTCATATTGCCTTGCATGAATGATTCAGATCCGAAACGAACTACCTCGACACGACCCGATGCTGTCTTATTGATCGTCGCGTTTGCCGATTGTGTCCAACGTGCTGATGGCACATAATCCTGCATCTCATATTGAACAACATACTCACTGCCAGAAGCAGCGTCCCCAGCGTGTGAGCTGGCCGATGTTTTGTTAGCAGTGAATCCCATAATACTCCATGGAGATAATGCTACTTGTGATCCAGTGGTAACGAGTAGTGAGAAGCTGCTACCTGCTGCAATCGTTATTACACGAGTGGATCGGTTGAAGGTAACGGTGTAGGTCAGTCCACCTGCAGCGTTTAATGCTGTCTGAATTGCAGTAGCAAAATCAGTAGGAGTGTAAGAGTCAATAGTGATGGTTGCACTTAGCTCACCTGCGCCTTCGTTGAAATTCAAAATACTATTCGATGAGGTTATAGTGTAGCCATAATAAAATTTGCTTAAGCTCATACGAACGCACCCCTAGCGATTACAACACCGTCAGCACTGAATGCTTCGTTAATAGCTTCAGCCAGTTCAAGACCTGTCTGGCGTCTATCAAGTATGTTACCCTGGACGTTCACTGTTACAGCGGTGCCTCGTTGTTGTTGTTCCGGCTGTTGTTGCTGTGTTGTGATTGCAGCGGTTGAGCCACCGCCTCCACCTGAAGCAGCACCACCAGCGGGAGCAGAAGCACCACCTCCACCGGAAAGAGCCTTAAGCGCACCACCAAGAACCAATAGCGCCGCGCCACCTGCAAGCTGACCGAAGGCCGCTGCTGGGTTGAGAAATAAGTTAGCTAGTCCTAGCGTTAAATAAAACTGACCTAGTTGGATTGCGATGTCACCGAACATTCCGAGGATAGCTTTTCCAAAAGCAGCAAAGGCGTTCTCACCTTTAACCAATGCGCCACCGATTGCTTGAAATGCGCCACCGACACCAGCAACAACGGTGCCCTTAAGTTGCACCATAAGAGCTTTAGCTAGATCACTCATCTGCTCAACCGACATACGGAAGCCTTCAATGAAACCGTTCCAACTAATACCAGAGAACGTGTCGGCTTCTGCTTGGATTGCGTTCTTAAACTCTTGATCAATAGGCGGTGCGTTTTTAACTGACTCTTTAAAGCCATCGATAAATGCTAGAGCTGAGTTGGTGCCCGCTAGGTCAAAGGTCTCTGTGATGTTAAAGATTGATCCGAAGCCTTCTTTAGCAGCTTCAGCAGCTTGAGCAAACTGCCCCGTTACTAAAGACACAAGAGCGAAAGCGAGTGCTCCAATGCCCTCACCTGTTAGCTTGATTCTGTTATAAATAACTTCGAACACAGGACCGAGAACGGACGTAAAGAATCGAGCTAGGTCTATTCCGGTGTTCAGTATTCTCTCGAAGCCGCCTGATTCACGGAACTCTATAATGCCCTTGGATAGTTTATTAATGCCATCACTGAACAGCTTAAACGAGATAACCATGGCGGGACTTTTGATAATTAGATTTCCAACTTCCTCTAACAAGTCGCCGAAAGCGATATTAGCCTGTGTCAATCTTCCACCGAATGTGTTGATCTGAGAAGCTGCTGCTCCTCCAAAGTTTTGATTAATCGCCTTCAACGCATTAGCGAATGTCTGCGCGTTATCTGCTCCCGACTTAATCACTATCCCATATCTTGAGAACGAACTAATTTCACCAACGGCAGCCTTGCCTACAAGTAGAGCGGCTGATCTTAGATCGATACGAAGGCCAGCGGCTAGATCAGCAGAGGCTTGTGTTGCAGTCTTAAGGCCATCAGTTGAAAGCCTTCCTAGCGATTGGATAAGTGTAGCGGTTTTAAGAATAGTATCATCACCGAAGATGCTAGCCTTTTGGAGACCGACAGCAAACTCTTGCATCCCGAGAGAAGCTTCTTTTGAGAACTGGCCACTACGCGCAAGTGCAGCGTTGAGATCATTGATAGCATCCTCTTGAAGGATAGCTTCGTCGATGCCTTTCTTAATGCCAAGAGTTAATGCAGCGATAGCAGCAGCAGCCAATGCAGCACCTGCTACAATGGCTGTGCTAAGAGAAAGGCCAGCGGCATTACCTGAGTCTTTAGCTGTTCCTTCAAACTTCTTTAGGGATGCTTCGGCCTTATCTAATTTAGCGACAACGTCTATGATTACTTCATTGTCAGCCATGATTATATTTTACCCATTCCCTGTATATTTGCTAGGTCGTCGAAAGTTAAACCGCGCGGTTTAACATTAGGAAATGCAGTTTTATTAATAGCGCGATGAACCTTATCGCGGTTATCTTTTTTCATGTACGGCCAATCGCTTGCCGTGTAACTAGATAATGCTTCCATCGCTTGTATCCTCTCCATCGCAAGAGCGTAAGGCTGAGAGTCGAACACATCCCATTCCTCAAAGGAGAAGCCGTAGAAACGGGCCATGCGAGCAAGCTTTAAATCTAGCTCGCTTACTTCTTTTTTTGAGGCGTCAATGCTTCAACAATCTCGGCCAAAGACGTAGGGTCTAAGTCCCAAGAAATAGCTTCAGGCAATCCAAGTACACCAAGGAAGCCGATAGTTTTAGCTAAGTCGTCTGTGCTCTTGTCGTCTACAAATGCCTTTAGTTCTCGGTTCGAGGGAGCGCGTACTTCATACACGACACCCTCACTCTTTACGGAGATAACTTTCTTTTTAAGTTCGATCATAATTATTCAATCTCAGTAAAGTTTCCGCTAGTGGAACTACCGATAACACCAAGCTTGAACTCATCCGCTTTAGCTGCATCAGGATAAATCTTGAAAGTCACAGAAAGCGTGGAAGGATTCTCGCCTGAGTAAACCATTGATTCAGGCATAGGATAAGCAAGCCAGAAAGCAACGTCTTCAGACTTATCAGAAGCCGCCTTAGTAACAGGGTGGAAAGTAAGCTTTGCAGCTTGAGAAAGAACTTGTGTAAAGTCCTTAGCTGATCCCCATCCGATTACAGCAGAAGCACCACCTGAAGCAGTGGCGAGAGAGCCTGACTGTTTCAAAATGTACTCGTAAGAAGCCTTAGAAGTTTCTTTTAAAGTGAGAGCGACTTCGATGTTCTTACCAGTGCGGATCGCAGTTTGAACAGACGAACCAGTCTGGTGAGCAAGTACATCTACAACGTCTTCAGTGAATGGGATTTCGATATCTCCATCAGTGAATCCCAGAGATGAAGCACCCCAAGTTACGGTCATTGGTCTCATGGTTACTTTAGCTACTGTTCCAGTCATATTACCCTCCTAGACACAAAGAATTATAAAGCAAATAAAGTTAATTTCCAATAGCACGGCATTATCGTTTGTGTCATTGATCGCCGATATTGTGTGGTTGTTATAGGTGATGTTCTTAATCTGCGCTCCGAACCTACGCTCACTAGCAAGGCAACGAGTAAGGATCGTATCCAAGTCGGACATGGTGGTGTCGATAGCAGAGGCAGGATCTTTAAACCCCTTGCGGAATGTGCGGATAGTAACGTCTATCTCCACATCCTGCGCCTGTTGGTCGTAGGAGTTACGACGAGAGCCAGTCGGTGACTCGATGTGAAATGCCTTCTCTAGCTTAGCGCTAGGGATGTTCTCCACTTTGAATCCGTCTGTCCATTCCTTAAAGCCCAACGCCACAAGGTTAGATCGGAAGTAGGGCCGAATGGCTGTGAACGCGCTCATCGTCTAGCTACAAACGGGAACGCTGTGTCGACGCCTTCGTCAGTATCCACAGTCCCATCTCCATCAGCATCGATTCTTAGTAGAACGCTCTTCTCCCAGCTCAGGCGCAGAGCTGAATAGCGCTTAGCTTTCTCGTGGAAGATGTCGTCTGTGGCGTTAGATATTGATTCAAATATTAATTGCAGAACCCAGAAGGTTGACCATTGCTTAACTTCCTCGACATCCACGAACGCTGACTTGGTGTAAGGAACACCATCAACATCCACGAATCCCTCCCGACGAAGTTGCTCAACAATGAGCTTCTGAACTCTGCGATGAATATTTAAAAATGAATTACGGCCAGCCTCTACCCAGCTAAGGATGTCTGACTCTTGAAGCCTTAGGTCGCTATCGGTCGAGAACAGCTTATCACTTGTGGAGGTGAGCACTGATACGGTGCTCGTTACTTCAGCACTAGCGCCTGACGCTGTTACTCGTGCGGTGATTGATACTGTACCCGATGCGGCGTATTGCCAATCGAGGAACATATCCGATGTGACATCGATAAAGTCACCGCCCGCGATAGGTCTAATCTGAATAAGCGATATCGCCGATTCATTCTGAGTTACAAAAGACTTCGACGCGTTTAAACGCGTTCGGTCGTTCACTTGTACGACTGCCTCTAACTCAAGATGCGGGAAGATCATGCTTTACTCCTGATAAGGGAGCCTCTCCGGAGTGTTTCCAGAGAGGCTATACAATTAGTTACGCGTTAGGATTGACGTAGCTAACAAGTACTTTCAACTTGCCAGCAGTCAAAGCCGCTCCGGTTACAGTCATAATACAATCAGCCAAGTTAGCAGCTGAAAGGAAGACAGCAGATGCAGAGCTAGTCTCAAGACCAGCAGCAACACCGGCAGCAGCCGTGCGGATCATGTAGCGATCAGTGTCACCAGTTACGCCGATAATGGCAGATGCGCCAGATCCAGCGAGAGTAGTGTTCACGAGAACCAAGTGAGAAACCTTAATAGCTCCCACAGGAAGAGATGATTTGTTAGCTTTAGCAGATAGGGTGAAAACACCTGTAGCGCCGCCATCAACTGCGAAATCATACTCGTATTCTTTAACTAGGACGTTATCATTTTTGAATTCACTCATAGCATCCCCCTTATGAAATTGTAACTACGCGCTTGTTGTCGAGTTGTTTAAGACCGAAAAGCGTGTCTACGTTTACGCGAGCTGCTCGCTTGCCTTCAGAGCCAAGGTCGTAGATAGATACGTTGATACCTTGCTGTGCCGCGATAGTCATGAACGAGTTGTGGAACAAGTAAGATACTCCGCCAACTTCAGTAGTCATGTGAGGCATGAATCCAAGCAATGCACGATTAACTTCACCGCTAGTCAAAGGAGAACCGTCAAGGATGAAATCCGAGCTGGTGAATCCAGGGATGTTGAAGATGTCGTTAGTTTGTGCAGCGCCGAGAACAGCGTGACGGTTAGCCATAGGAACGTCCTGAGCATCTAGCAATTCTTTAGCTTCGAGCAAGTCAGCCAAGCCTAGAGTAGTTGCAACATCGTATCCGATTTGGTGATCAGGTGCAGAAGCGCTGGGAGAGATAGCTGCAACGATAAGAGCTTGAACACGCTTTTGGATCGCGTAGATCGCAAGCTCACGAAGCTTGTCCATCGCGGGAAGCGACTGAAGCTGTGCTCTGTTAGTTACGATAAAGTCCTTGTAGGTACGGTTGTTGATGACCAAAGACTGTTGTGTAACAGTGATTGCGTCAGCATCGCCCTTAGCGCCTTCAGCGAGTTCAGTAGCTGCAGAGAACTCAGGGAAAGAAGAGATCTTGACTGTGTCGCCAAGGTTCTGAATTTCGCCTTCGTAGTCGCGGCTGATGATTGAATTGAATGGAAGATTAGCAAGTAGTACGTTGTAGTAACGAGCACTCCAAACTTCTGGAACGATTGCCGAAAACTCGGTTTCAGCTGTGTGGATTTGATCTGACATATTTTACACCCCTTTTGATTGTTTTTGAAACTGTCTCATTTTTTGCTCGTAGGCGGTGTAATCTCCACTCCGTTTAGCGTCTAAGGATAGTTTAACTATTTCTTCTTTAGTTACAAGTCCACCACCAGAAGAAACATTAGGCATGCTCCCAGCGATAGAAGTTTTGGTTGATCCGAACCAATGCGGCCTAGATAGTTTGATGTTGTCGACTAACGAATCAACACCCATAACCGTTACTCTTCCAGTCTCAGATTTCTCAACCTGAACTTTATCAAGCGCCACTAACTCAAGATCGGCAATAGCTTCAGGACGCAATCCCGCTTTGATAGCAGCTTCACGCACCGCGCTAAACTTCTTATCATTAACGATGGCGTCTTGCAGTTGCTTACTGTGTTCAGTGGATTGATCGAGCTGGGTCTTGTACATGGAAGCTAGTTCTTCATACTGTTTGTTATCTCTTAGAAGTTGTTCCTTCTGAGATTGGCTTGCAGTCGTGATCTCTCTTAGCTGTGCTTTGTATTTATGGATCTCACTTAAGAGCTTGTCTTTGTCGGCGGTATATTGCGACTTAAGAACTGTCTCCTCTGGTGTGATCTCTGTTACTGGTTCTACTAATGGTTCTGTCATGTTGATATTCCTTCCTTCGGGCACCGCCCTGTAAGCAACAGTCACCGACTGTTACTGCGTTTGATTATATCAAATAAAATACGAGCGTAAAGGTCTCGGAGTTTTCTTGTGATAGTCACATTGAATTCCTCACCGCGCTCTGTCGGCATGAAGTGGCGTCTTGGTATGCCCTTGTCGGTTCCGTTGTTATGAGCTGCGGCTTTCTTTCCTTGATCACCTTTGATAGCGATAGAGAACGCTGTATTACTTAACGGATAGAACTTAAGCGCTGCGAGCATATCGCCAGATAGGTATAGATTAACAGGTCGCTTGCTCTTTAATTCGGCTGGATACTTGGCTGGGTTCTTGTATCCTACGAAACGTCGCTCACCCTTCACAAGTGAGATGCCCTTGGAGATGAACTCTTTTATCATCGAGATAAGCTCTTTAGATACGATGTCCTTCACAGGTGAGATGCCCTTGGAGATGAACTCTTTTATCATCGAGATAAGCTCTTTAGATACGATGTCCTTGGTGCGTGAATCGCTAACGGCCTTCAGTATATCGGCGCGTATCTTGAGCTTAACTTTAACGCTCACAGTAACCCCAATAAACCAAGATCGCTAAGCGCACGAGTCCACACATCAGAACGCAACACCGCAAGTCTAACCTCGCTGCGAGATGCTAAACCAAAGAGCGGAGTGATGTAGGCATATAGCTCGGACTTGCTTTCGATAAGACCTAACGTTGATAGGTCAGGCTTCGAGTCCTTAGATACCGCATCGGCAATGATACGATCCACCTCACGCTCGATGGAGGATATGAACCCCTCACCTTCAGCAGGTATGAACTGTCGCGTTGGAAGCTTTGAGTCACCCGATAGATTATTATGGCCATCTGCTTTAGGCGCATCTGATCCGAAGACGCCTATCTCGATGCCTGTCTTAGTCACGTTGAAATCAAGCGAGTCTAGCATATCGCCAGAAAATTGAAGGTCAGCGACTCCGTTGAGTCCGTTGGCCTGTTTTGTTTTCTTGTATTCTTTACTGAGCTTCTGGAACTTCTCGCCCGTCACCGGACTCGTTTTCGACGCCACCTTGAGAAGGATCTGCTCCACTAGGAACTCCCCGATCTCTTCTTTGGTCTCCGTCGATATCTCCCCCAGGTCGATTAGCGCTGTCGTCCGACTGCTCGTTATTTTGTTGCCCTTGGTTTCCAACAGCTGCCTCCATCTTCTCTTCGAGAATCTCTTTCAGCTTCTCAGCCACTTGCTCATCATTCATATCTGGATACTCGGCCTTCAGCATATCAAGCATCGTGATTAGGTTTAGGTCTTTCTTCATCCCAAGAACCTCAAGACGCTCTCGCTCTGTCTCGATGGGCTTAGGTGAGGTGAACTTGATTATAAGATCACCGGATTCATCGATGTTCAGAGAGGATAACGCTTCGGATAGTTCACCGCGAGACTTCAATAGCGAGTGCCACTTAGCATAGATGCGCCACATATGCGGCTCGTTATCTATGAAGATCTGACGCTGATCATTCACATCATCCATAGACTCGGCCTTATCAATCATCATAGCAACGCCAGATGGAAAGGCTATAGTGCCGTTTAGGTTAGACTGAACGCCTGATGTGCTCAGGTTGTTAGTAGTCAATAGAAGCGCCACATACATCTCAACCAATGAGCGTAGTTGATCAAGTGGAGGATTAGAGTTCTTAAACTCGAACGTCGGAACAGGATCACCTTCTTCGTAGGTCAGACGTACCGCTTTATTCGGTCCCACCTTATACGTTTGAGGAAGGTCCTTGCCGGTAACTACAAGCTGACCATACCCTTGAGTAATAGCGATGTGGTTTACATTAGTGATCATCGAGTTGATGAGGATACCGCCATCAACTAAGTCATCGCCGCCTTGTGCCCAGAATGTTCCGTCTTGGTCCTTAGCGAAGTTAACGAAGGGCTTCTCCCCGATTGGATTTAGCTGATCGTTTGGGCCGCCTATGATCTGACCGCGATCATCACATACGAAGTGGTAGCTGTTAGACCAGAAAACAAATTGGCCTGTCTTCTGATCGGCTGGGCTGTCGGCGATAATCTGATCGATGCCATCACTGATAGGTGGGACCAATCCCATAGGTGAGGAAGTGCGGCCATCGCTGTTAGGTCGAACTGCTTGAGCACGTCCCATCTCTGGGCTGTAGTCGCTAAGGATATAGCATAGAGCGCGTTCACGCTCGCCGGCGATCTCGACAACATCGTATAGGTAGGGAACGAGCGGCGTTACTTTAACCACTTGCTCGCCCTCGATGTCAGTCGGTTGAGGTCGGATGTATAGAGCGCAGTTCTTTGATAGCTCTAGGAAGCGATTGGTCTTTTTCATCGCATTATTGATGTCGGCTTCTTTCTCTAGGACTGAGATGTCGGAGCCTTCCATTTCACGCTCCACTCCATAAGAGTAGACGCGTGCTTTCTTGTCGATGACCTTGCGGAGGAAGGATAGGTTAGATAGGGCATAGGCCATTTCATTAACGGTGTTTGCGTCGAACTGCCTGATGAGTAGATTCCGAACATAGAAATGCGTCTGATCTTTATAGCATTGATAACGCTTGTAAGCCTCGGCCTTGCGGTTCTTGTTCTCGCTAGACCCGATTGCTTCAATAATCTTCTTACGAATTGCTGGGTCTCTTAGTTGATCTTCATTTTGTAATATCATCGGAACTTAATAATATCAGATTTTTCTCTTTTTCCAGACATAGGGTAGAGAATATCGCACCCATAATCCAGACCATCTGACGCATGAGTAAGAGCCTCATTCTTTTTAACCTTCTCGAAGGTATGCGGGTCCTGTTCCACCGCTCTTAGATCCTTGCGCATGGTTGGCATTTTATCTGGGTTAAACATGATAACGCGCTTATCCAAAAGGTTGTTCACGTTAAGCTGCCTAGCTCTCATTCGTGGAGCGGCCGGCTTAGCTCTTACCTCAAAGCCAGCGTTTCTCAGAATGATGTGATCTGAGTTCCCAGACGTTCGTCGATTCTTACCAGCAGGGTCGGGATAGATGATCGTGTTGTCCGGTGTGAAATCGTTAGCTAGTAGAGCGTTAACCATCTTATTGGTGTCGGCGTTGTCAGGAATAACGATCTCAGTAAAGCCAAGTAGGCGCCCTCCTATCTGGTGCCACATGGTGGCAGTCATTCGTTGAACGTTGAAGTCGAGAAAGCAATGAGTGATTTCATGCTCCACACGCTGAATAGTTTTGTCTTCGTTGGCGTCTGTGAAGGCGTAGTAGAATTGGTTGCCGTTTAGGTTAACCCATAAGCCTTCAAGATAGGCTTGAAGAGTAACGGAGTCGTAACTCGCTCGCAGTGATTGGATGTAAGCTGGGTCTATGTTCTCGGCGTTGTCCATTGTTTTGGCATATAGGATGCGTGAGTTTTCCATGGGCTTCTCAACGAACAGATCGTGCATGTAATTGCCGATAGATTCTGGCGTACCGCTTGAATAGATTTGAGGATGCGCAGCGCCCTTGACTCGAACGCGTCCGATACATTCTAGATATCTCTTACGCGATATGAGAGTGGCCTCGTTAATCGCCATGTCAGAAAGGTTAGGACCTCGAATCTTGTTCTCAGCAGTGAACAGGTAGAGCTTTCCCTTGCACCATGGGAAGGTGAAGACCTTATCCGTTTGGTGGTAGCGATGCGGAACTTTATTCTCGTCGAAGATTTGCTCGAACGTAGGCAGCACGTCCTTCTTAAGTTCGGCGTAGCTAGGAGCTGTTAGACCGCCTGAGAAGTTGCGATTGATCCAACGAAACTTGATAGCCTTCATACATAGCGAATAAGTTTTTCCTGAGTTGTGATGGATCGCACCGTCCTCTGTAACGTAGTTATTGGTCTCCAAAACGTGCATGTCCCAAACCCATTCGGCTGGTAGTTTTTCTATTGCCTGAATTGTGGATTTGTTTAAGGTGCAAGGCAATGTATGATCTAAAGAAGATAGAGAAACTATGTGATGGTGTTCGTTCGAGTAGGGAGATTGCGGCGTTAACCGGCTACCCCCAGAAATATATTCAGGCCGTGGCATTAAGAAATAACTGGCCTCGTCGTTATCAAGGGAGCGCAAGCGGAAAGCTGAATGGTCATTATAAGTTTGGCCGATCCATTGATCATGATGGCTATGTGCTTGTGTCAGCAACCTTAGATCATCCGAATGCTCGGCGATGCCCTGGAGATTTAACAGGTAGGATGCTTGAGCATCGGCGGACAATGGAAGCGCACTTAGGGCGCTACTTAGAAAAAGCGGAAGTGGTTGACCATGTTGATGGCTGCCACCTTCATAACGCGATAGAAAATCTTCGGTTGTTTGCCTCAAACGGGGATCACTTAAGAAGCACGATTGCGGGACGCGTTCCAAGCTGGAGTCCAAAGGGGTTTCTGAATATGAAATTTCGTCGCCTACCGAAAGATCGCCAACGTGTCGATACATATGATCAGCGCAAAAAACTCGGTGAAGTGCGCTTGCTACAAATTCTCCTCGCTCATGCACGACTCGATAAAGAGTCTCCTTACCTTTTGGGAACGCATGGCTACCTAGAGAAAGCTGAGATCGATTACTCTTCTCGTTCCAAGATAGAACAGGCTGTGACTTCGTTATATCTGAAATGGGAACTAGACCCGAAGCCGTTCTTATTAAAGATGAATCTATAAGACACGAATATCCACCACTTAGGTGGATGAATCTAGAGTGCATATCGTTGTGGAAATCCGCTTGATGCGGAAGCATCTTATAGCGGATGTTAAGTTTCATGATGCTCCATGCGTGTAAACCCTCTCAACCGACTCGGTGCTGGTTTGCGAGTTGGTCTTCTGGTGTCTGATGGCCATAACCACCTTCATGTCTGGTGGCGCGGTGTATTCAGAAACGAAGATTCGGTGCGGGGATGTACGCACCCATTGCCAAAACTTATCGTGATCGAATGACCGCGTGTATCCGGCTGTGTCGGCGTACGGTGGATCGCAATAGATAACCGAGTTCGGAAGAATCGGCACCGACTCATAACTTAGTGACGTGGTAGATAATCGCGCTGTAGTCTGTTCGAGCCGTTGGAGCCGTTCGAGCCGTTCGAGCCGTTCGAGCTGTTGGAGCTGTTGGAGCTGTTGGAGCCGTTCGAGCTGTTGGAGCTGTTCGAGCGTACGCGTTTGGACATTATCTTTAACACGGCAAAACTTTTCTCGTGTAATCCTACTACATACTAATCGCCTAGCAAGAATGGATAGATGCTCCGGCCAGCTTGTTATCCCGAGTAGCTCGCTCGCTGTCTTATCGAACTCGCCGAACACCACGGCCATGTGCAGCGACCGCTTGTAGGCTTCAATGTCCTTACCGAAGATATAAGTTCTCTGATTGTTCCCGAAGCTCCACACGATGCGCGTATAGGCGCAAGTCGCTTTACGAGCGTCGAACATCTCACGAGTAACCCACTCAGGTAGAAACCTGTCGTATGAATAGCGTCCGGCGATAACGTCCTTAACTAGCTCTACTGTGCTTGGCTCAAGCTCGTTATAATGAACGTGGCACTTTCGGTGAGCCAGCATGAAGTGAGACACAGAGAACCCTCCACCGAATAGGTCATAGAAGTTCTCGCACTCAGGAAACAGCGTTGCGATCTTATGGATGATAGATTGCTTGCTGCCCTGATAAGGCAGCCCGTACTTATCCAATTAGCACGCCACAGTTCGGGCATGATGCCATGTCGGATTCTTTCTCGGTCAGACCTTTCTTTCCCGAAGGCTCGTCGAAGTTGATCTCCGGTATACGCAGCTCATTCAATCGCAACGAGCGCATAAATTCATCACCCAATGCGCCATTGATATCGTCTAACAATACGTTGATAACATCATTAAACTCACCGCCGATAGATCGATTGTTTAGAGTTACATTAAGCGCTTTCTCTTGTGCTGGCTCGAGGTCCACATATACGACCGGCACTTCCTTCATTCCGATTATCTCAGCAGCGCGAAGCCGTTGATGGCCAGACACAAGAACGCCTGATCGTTTGTTAACGACAAGCGGTTGAGGCATACCGAACTTGCGAATCGATTCAACGAGTCCCGACAATGCAGCCTCGCTGATAGTTCGTGGGTTATACTTGGCGGGTTTAATGTCCCCGATAAGTACCATGTTACTCTTCGTAGTTGAAACTGATTCCATCGATGTTATCCATTTCTTGAATAGGTTCATCGCGCCATGTTGTGGTGTTCTTCATAAAGAAGATCAACGCAGCAGCGTTGCCTTTAATCTTTCCGGTCATCAGGCCTTTGCTGATATTCTCTAATCCGCGTTGCAGTCCTTCGCGTCCACGCTTTCTGGCATCGGAAAACAATGGGTTCACTTTACACCATTCGTAGAGTGTATCTCTATGAACGCCGATGACATCAGAGAATGATTCGAAAGAGTTCACTCCACGCATATAGTTGATTAACTGCTCGCAGTATTCTTCTCGGTATGTGGTGGGTCTTCCGGTCTTCTTCGGTTTAGCCATCGAGTAGCTCCTCCATATCGATTAATGCAGGTGAGTGATCAGGCGCTTCGTTGATACGGTTAGCTAGTCGATCAATCTTAGTTGCTTGCTCGTTTGCAGCGATGATAGCTGACCTGGCTGACATAGACATTTGATCTTCGTCGAACTTGGTTTTCACCGAGCGCATGAGCAGGTCGGTCATATCGTAGACAGCACTTTGAATTGTTTCACGTGAAACCTTTGGAACTTTAGCGAACTCACGGTGTAGGTTATCGATAAACGCTGGGACTCTTTCCTGAATGAGTAGGGAGTCTTTGAGTTCTTGAGGGTATGGCAGCATTGTCACTGCCTCTTGGTAGCACTTAATAACGTACTCTCTCATCCGAGGATTCCGGTAACGGGCTCAGGCTCTTTCATGTTCGAGTTAGTCATGAACAGTGAGGCGCTTTGAGCTGCTTCAGCGGATATGCTTCTCGGCTTGAGGATTTCAGAACGCAGGTATTCCATTTCGTGGGTGTGGCCATCGTATGGAACTTCGATGATTGTTTTGCGAAGCTTGCCGTTAACCTTTTTGAGCACTTCTTTTTTAGCAGGTCCTACTTTGTAGACCGGCGGGCTATCCGCAGTACCAGCTTCAACGATAGAAATATCATGAAAGTGACCATTAATTGGGGTGCATCTCGATTGAACGGTTCCTCTAGAATCGATAGTGTGGAAGAAATGGCAGTGTTCAATAGTTGTCCACTCGCTTGTATTAAGAGCACCATTGTCAAGAGGATTGTCATACTCGCCACCTTCTCGCCATCCAATATATTTAAATGACTTGCCCATAAGAAGCTTATGCAGGTCATGCATTAGGTTGGACTGTTTTTGAAAGACTCGTGATGGTGCGGTTGAAGTGGACGTGTGTTTTTTGGCCAATTTGTGATTCTCCTAATCGGGTTGTCGAGATTAGAATATCGCACCTGAGTCATGTTGTCTTTACGCTTGGCGTTATCTTGATAGTTCTCTCATCTGCATTCCTCCAGGAGTGCGATAAGATTATCGGCGTAATTCTCATAAGCAGCAGACGCAGCAGCAGACCACACAGCAGACGCAGCAGCAGATGCAGCAGACCACGCAGCAAACGCAACGGACTCAGCAGCAGACGCAGCAAACGCAACGGACTCAGTAGCAGACGCAGCAGACCACGCAGCAGACGCAGCAGCAGACCACACAGCAGACCGCGCAGCAACAAACGCAGCGGACTCAGCAGACCGCGCAGCAGACTCAGCAGCAGACTCAGCAGCAGACGCAGCAGACCGCGCAGCAGACCACGCAGCAGACCGCGCAGCAGACCACGCAGCAGACCGCGCAGCGGACTCAGCAGCAGACTTGGCAGCAGCCAAATCTAGGCCATAGAGATGGCAACGAATCATCTCGACCACAGCAGCCCTAGATCCCTCGATGACCTTAACAACGTCCGGGTTTTTATCTCGATCGAATACACACGCATCCATGGATGCGATTGTCTGATTCAAAACGTGAATAATAAAAGGCATCTTAACCTTTTCGAGATCAGCTCCCGGGTTTATTGCGGCGAGAAAACGTTCAGGCCACAACATGGCTTTATCGTTCGGTATTTTTTCAAAAATCGCATCTTCAAGCCTTGCAAGCCATTCGGGAATACCCAACTCGAGTGGATATAGTGAGTGATCGTAGGCTTCCAGTG